TGAAATGGTATCACAGAGGACTCATAATCCTCAGTTCCTTGTTCGACTCTTGGGCCCGCAACCAGTTATGAATCAGATTCTTTTCCTGAACCTATAATACAACCTTCACCATGAAAGTTCTCACCATATTCTATCATTGTCCACGAACCAGTTTGTGAGTTTCTGTACATAGCAATATTAGTAACAAAACTTTGGTACATTTGGTTCATAACAATAAAATCAAGTTTTTCGCCATAGTTTGTTTTTAAGTTATCCAACATTTGAGATAGTTGATAACAAGCAACTGGCTTTTGTCTTTCTTCCGAATACGCAAAACTGGAAACAGCCATTAAAGCAATAAGTAAAATCTTTTTCATTTAGTTTTCCTCTTTAGGTTTAATTTCGCAATCTACCCACTTTAGATTATTATAGTATTGATATGGCCATGTTCCTTTTGGGATCAAGCAGCGGCCAAGTTCTGGATGTTCAAGAATTCTTATTTGAACTACCGACCATACTAGTAGGCATAGATACGAAATTACAACTGTTGCCACTCCCCATTTCCATGCTTCACATTTGATCTTTTGGATCCTACGTCTACGTTTTTCTGCTGCAATCTTATCTTCTTTTCTTTTCTTAGCCCAAGCTACAGCCTGTTCTTTTTTCATTTTCTCCATCATAGCGTATACACGGGTGTATAAATCACCTAATTCGGGAGGGCAATTGTATACCATTAGTTCTCGTAGTTCTGCTTCCATAGCAGTTAGTCTACTCTGCATAAGAACTCTTTGTAATGCTCTTTTACCTAGACTAGCTTCACCCGTATAAACTTCTTTGGAATGCTTTTCTTCTTCCTCAAAGATGGCAGAACACTTGGCATAATTCTCAAAATATACGCCAAGTTCTTCTCCAATTTGGGTGTAGATATCGTTAGGCTGTTGCTTACTTAACTCAATTACACGGTTTTTTTCTTGAATGTACTGGTTGCGTTCAGCAGTAGTAGGAGGACTATCTTTGTGTTTAAAGTTAAACTGTTCCTCAAGGTCTTTGAGAACACCTTTAACATCTCCTGCCGCACTTGCTATTTCCTTATATAGTTCACAACCTTTTTTAACCGCTTGTACTGCACCATTAGCCAAAGCAAATAGTGTTAATGGATCCATTTTCTCCGCAATAAAAATGTTGCATAACGAAGAAAACTAATATATTACTTTAACTTCAGAGTCAACTTTAGGTGATCGGCGAAATTGCTAACTACCTGGTCAGAATCTTTCAACCACGGTCCCCAGAACCCATAAGTAAGAGTATCATATGCTCTAGTGAAATGATGATATCCATTTCTTTTTAAATCAACAAATTCACATAAAAAAGTCGTATATTTATTCATTGCATCAGTTATGGTATATGAATAAGTGGGTTGTGGATTCCAATACATTTTCACCCTTAAATTTAGTGGTTACTTACTATTTATGCCACAGAACCTCTTGATTTATATCAAAAACTATGATACAATGATACACATTTAACCTTAAAGGAGTTTTCATGGAAACCATTAAAGTGGTAAAGCTAGTAACAGGAGAAGAAGTTCTCGGCTCAATTGAAGAAATTGAAAATGAAGTGATAATTACCAATCCTGTACAGATTGCTATAATGCCAGGACAAAATGGGCAACCAAACATTGGATTTGCTCCATGGCCAGTTCATATGGAAAGAGAAAAAGATAGTGAATTTATAATTGCAAAAAAACATGTAGTATACTCATATGTGCCAGCACAAGAATATCTAAACAACTATAATCAGATTTTCGGGTCAGGTATTGTCCTTCCCCCAACTAAACAACTTATTACTGGTTAATGGCTAATTTCTATACAAATGTTCAATGTCTAGGTAACAATATTCTTTACCGAGGCATAGTGAATGGTAAACGAGTCAAAGAAAAATTTGAATATCAACCATCACTATATGAAGTAGTTCGCAAAGAAACATCATTCAAATCTTTGGATGGTGACTATCTTCATGAGTTCAAATTCTCGTCTATTAGAGAAGCCAGAGACTACATCAAAAGAAATGAAGATGTGTCGAACAAGAAAGTTTACGGTAACACTAAGTTTGAATATTGCTATATTGCAGAAGAATATCCTGGCGATATCGATTGGGATCAATCACACATTCAAACAGCAATCATCGATATTGAAGTTGGTTCAGAAAATGGATTCCCAGATCCTTATCAAGCAACGGAACCAATTACTGCAATCGCTGTAAAATATCTTGGTGGTAAAACTTATGTTTGGGGTTGTGGTGATTATGAAGTTCAAGGTGATGAGACATACACAAAATGTCGAGATGAATATACCTTATGTAAAAAATTTCTAGAATTCTGGACAAAAAACTATCCCGATATCGTTACTGGTTGGAACATCAAGTTCTTTGACTTTCCATATCTTGTAAACAGATTCAAACATATTCTAAGTGAGAGTGAAGCAAAGTCATTATCACCTTGGGGTTACATTTCAGAACGAACAGCAATCTTAATGGCAAAAGCTCATACAGTTTATGAGTTTGTTGGTTTGCCTATGCTTGATTATATTGAACTGTATCGTAAATATGCTCCTGGTGGTGCATCACAAGAATCATATAGATTGGATCATATTGCTCATGTTGAACTTGAAAAAGGAAAAGTAGATTATTCAGAATATGAAAATCTGCATCAACTATACAAATTAAACTTTCAAAAGTTTATTGAGTATAACATAATGGACGTTGCACTTATCGAACAACTTGAAGATAAACTAAAGTTGATTGAACTTGCATTGACTCTTGCATACGACAGTAAAACAAACTATGATGATGTATTCACACAAGTTCGTATGTGGGATACTCTTATCTTTAACTTTCTACGCAAGGACAATATCATTGTTCCACCAACAGAAAGAAGAAGCAAATCAGAAGCATTTGAAGGTGCTTATGTCAAAGTACCACAAGTAGGTAAACATGATTGGGTTGCATCATTTGACTTGAACAGTCTGTATCCTCACTTGATTATGCAATACAATCTTTCACCAGAGATGCTTGTGTTGCCTGAAAACTATACAGATGAAATGCGTGAAGTTCTCAGTCAAGGTGTTTCTGTTGACAAACTTCTTGATAAAAAAATCAATACAGATAATCTTTCTGATGTTGCATTGACACCCAACGGACAATTCTTTCGCACAGATGCACAAGGTTTTCTTCCTAAGATGATGGCTTCTATGTATGAAGATCGAAAGGTCTATAAGAAGAAAGCATTGATTGCAAAGCAAGAACTTGAAAACGAAAAAGATGTATCAAAACGATTTACTATCGAAAAACGTATTGCTAGATATAACAATCTACAGCTTGCGAAAAAAGTTTGCTTGAACTCTGCCTATGGTGCAATGGGTAACGAGTTCTTTCGTTTCTTTGATTTAAGAATTGCTCTTGCGGTCACTATGTCTGGTCAGTTATCAATTCGTTGGATTGAAAAGAAACTTAACGAATACATGAACAACCTATTGAAAACGGACACAGACTATGTTATTGCTTCAGATACGGATTCGATATATCTCAACCTTGGTCCACTTGTTGAAAAGGTGTATCCATCAACACAAGAACCTCAAAAAGTTATCTCCTTCATGGACAAAATCTGCGAAGATAAGATTCAACCGTACATCGACAAAAGTTATCAAGAACTTGCTGATTATGTCCACGCATACGAACAAAAGATGCAGATGAAACGTGAAGCCTTGGCTGACAAAGCAATCTGGACAGCCAAGAAACGTTACATTATGAATGTGTATAACAATGAAGGTGTTCAATATGCAGAACCCAATCTAAAAGTGATGGGTCTTGAAATGGTGAAATCTTCTACACCTGAATTCATTCGTGGTAAAATGGAAGAAATAATTAAATTGATGATGAACAGTACGGAAGAACATGTTCAACGATTTATTGTTGAGTTCAAGGAAGAATTCAGAAAGTTGCCAGCAGAAGATGTTTCTTTCCCAAGAGGTATTCGTGGCATTCAAAAGTATTCACATCCAACTACATTATATTCCAAAGGAACACCCATTCATGTTAAGGGTGCAATCATATATAATCATACACTCAAACAAAAAGGTCTCACCAAAAAGTATCCATTAATTAATGAAGGTGAAAAAATCAAGTTCTCATACTTGAAGATGCCAAACCCATTTAAGGATACTGTAATTTCATTTCCGGTAAGATTACCCAAAGAATTTGACTTAGACCAGTATATCGATTATGATATGCAATTTGAGAAAGCTTTTCTTGAACCAATTAAAGTAGTTTTGGACTGTATGGGTTGGTATGTAGAGAAGCAAAGTACACTTGAGGATTTCTTCGGATGATAATCGCATTCTTCACTTTTCTAAATGCTGTATTACTGTCGGCAGTAGCAGCATACTATTCAGTAATTGGACTTGCTGCAATATTTCCAGGAGCATTTTGGCCTGTTGTTTTTATGGGATCAGTTTTGGAATCTGCAAAATTGGTAACTGCATCATGGTTATATCGTAACTGGAACACGGCACCTAGAATATTAAAATACTATCTGACAAGTGCTGTTGCTATTCTAATGCTAGTTACATCAATGGGTATCTTTGGTTATCTATCAAAAGCACACTTAGAACACGCATCTGACATTAGTCCTATTGCGGATAAAGTTGTAGTCTTAGATGAAAAAATAGCCACATTCAAAGATAATATTGAGACAAATAAAAAATCATTGAGACAACTTGATGATGCAGTTAATAACGTCATGTCACGTTCAGATTCGGAACGTGGTGCAGAAAGATCCATTCAAATCAGAAAAGCACAACAAAAAGAACGTAATCAATTGAATGATGAAATATCAAAGTATCAAAAAGAACTGGCTAAACTTACAGAAGAAAAAGTTCCTCTCACTATTGAATTGAGAAAAGCAGAATCAGATTTTGGTCCTATTAAATATGTGGCAGAATTGATTTATGGTTCTGGTGATAAAGATATTATAGACAAAGCGGTTCGATTGGTAATCATTTTGATTATGATTGTATTTGATCCTCTTGCTGTGCTATTATTGATAGCAAGTAATATCTCTATGGAAACAAATGATGAGAAACCCAAGAAAAAGAAGCATGATGACAGAGAAACGAACCCTGTATACCAGAGGGTACTTGAAAAAGTACAGGAAGCGAAAAGAAAGCTTGAGGAAGATCAAGATTCGCCTGATGAAAAAGTATCCAGGAAAGAAGAACCTGGACCTGAGAAAAGGTCTGATGAGGTTCTACAAGTTCCTAAAGAAAATGTCATAGTTATAGATGAAGCATCTGGTGAATCTATACCACCTATTGCAAAAGAACCAACACATGAAAAAGTAGAAAAACATGTTGCTCCTGGTTTATACAAAGTTGAACATGTGCCCATAAAAAAATTAGAACCTAAATATGAGTATGAAGAATCACCATTAGCATTTAAAGAAAAGGATAATAAATGAGCGTTCTTGACAAAATCAAAAAGAATAGCAGCATCAAAGAATCTGCTATTTTATCAAAATCAAAGTTCTTCACACAGAAGGACATGATTCCCACTTCTGTACCAGCCATAAATATTGCATTAAGTGGTAAACTAGATGGTGGTCTTACTCCTGGTCTTACAATGTGGGCAGGACCATCAAAGCACTTTAAGACTGCGTTTAGTTTACTAATGGCTAAATCTTACCTAGACAAGTATGAAGATGCAGCACTTCTGTTCTATGATTCAGAATTTGGTACGCCACAGTCTTACTTCGATTCTTTCGGTATTAATACTGATCGTGTATTACACACTCCTATCACTGATATTGAGCAGCTTAAATTTGATATAATGCAGCAATTAGCTAGCCTTGATCGTGAAGATAAGTTGATTATTGTTGTAGATTCTATCGGTAATTTAGCATCAAAGAAAGAAGTTGAAGATGCACTAGAACAAAAGTCTGTTGCTGATATGAGTCGTGCAAAGCAAGTTAAATCTCTGTTTCGAATGGTGACACCACATTTGACAATGAAAGATATTCCTATGATCGTTGTCAATCACACATACAAAGAAATTGGTATGTTCCCTAAAGATATTGTTGGTGGTGGTACTGGTTCCTATTATTCAGCAGACAACATTTTCATCATTGGTCGTCAGCAAGAAAAAGAAGGACAAGAAGTCGTAGGTTACAATTTTATAATCAATGTTGAGAAAAGCAGATATGTCAAAGAAAAATCAAAAATTCCTATTAGTGTATCCTTTGATGGTGGCATTAGCAAGTGGTCTGGTCTACTTGATATCGCACTCGAAAGCGGTCATGTGGTAAAACCAAGCAATGGTTGGTATTCTCGCCGTGATGAAGAAGGCGTTTATGAAGATAAAAAATATAGACTGAAAGATACAGACACCAAAGATTTCTGGTTGTCTATCTTAAAACAAAAGTCCTTCCGTGATTTCATTGAAAACAAATACAGCATTGCACATGGTGAAATTATTTCTGATGAAGAAGTGGAAGATGTGTTTGCTGTAGAAACTACAAATGGAGTAGAAGATGACTGAAGGAATTGACTATTGCTTCATCTATCCTAAAGATGATCCACAAGCAGTGCATGTTCGTTTGCTGGAAGGTAAATATAAAGACACAGTTTTCAAATATGGTAAGGTAAAGTTTGAAGAAAGACATGGGAATGTCTATTTACTTTTCGCATATGATGTGTTAGAATCTCCTGTTGATAAGCCTAAAAAGTTAGAGAAGGATGAAACCTTCAAGAACTATATTGGTGACTTATTGGTAGAAGTTATGTCAGGCAACCTAGAACAGGATATTATTGATGAAACTGGAACAAGTGATACTGAGGAATCTGATTTGCAACGAGGAATATCTTCGTAAAGTAATTCCTTTTTTAAAATCAGAATACTTTTCAGACAGAACCGAAAGAACAATTTTTGATGAAATATCATCATTCGTATCATCTTACAACACTACGCCAACGATTGAAGCTGTTACACTTGCCATCAAAGAAAAGAAAAATCTTACAGATGACCAAGTGGCGAAATGCGAAGATTATATACATGAGATTGAGCAAAATAAGGAAAGTTCCAAAATCGATTGGCTCCTTAAACAATCCGAAATATTTTGTCAAGAAAAAGCGATTTATAATGCCGTCTTGGCATCTATTTCTATTCTTGATGGAAAAGATAAGGCTCAGGAAAAAGGAGCTATTCCCAAGATACTTGCAGACGCATTGGGCGTAGGCTTTGATACAAACATTGGTCATGATTACTTAGATAATGCTGATGAACGATATGAATTTTACCATAGAAAAGAAAAACGAATTCCTTTCGACCTTGAGTTCTTCAATAAGATTACCAAAGGTGGTCTCCCTATTAAAACTCTTAATATTGCCTTGGCGGGTACTGGTGTGGGTAAGTCTTTGTTCATGTGCCATGTTGCTGCTGGTTGCATGGTACAAGGTAAAAATGTTCTTTACATCACACTCGAAATGGCAGAAGAAAAGATTGCAGAAAGAATAGATGCTAATCTGTTGAATGTGACAGTTGATGACTTGGTAAAACTTTCAAAAGAAATGTATGACAAGAAAGTGTCCAGAGTTCGTGAAAATACCACAGGTAAACTTATCATCAAAGAATATCCTACTGCAAGTGCGTCAACAATACACTTTAGGACACTTCTAAATGAATTACATCTCAAACGTAGCTTCGTGCCTGACATTATTTTTGTTGATTATCTTAATATTTGCGCCTCCGCAAGAATCAAACCAGGAGCAAGCGTTAACTCTTATACCTACGTCAAAGCAATTGCCGAAGAACTGCGAGGTTTGGCCGTTGAGTTCGGAGTACCAATTGTTTCTGCAACACAAACAACTAGATCAGGTTACACAAATTCAGACCCAGGACTTGAGGACACAAGTGAGTCTTTTGGTCTGCCAGCTACCGCAGACTTAATGTTCGCATTGATAACATCAGAAGAACTTGAAGCATTGAATCAGATCATGGTCAAACAATTAAAGAATCGATATTCTGATCCAACAACTCACAAAAGATTTGCGATAGGTATTGACAGATCGAAGATGAAACTGTATGATGTGGAACAGTCAGCACAAGATGATATCATTGACTCTGGTAAAGATGATAAACCTTTGAATTCATTTGGTGAGAGAGAAAGAATGTCATCAATGAAAAAGAAGTTCGGAGGCTTTAAAGTCTAATAAATATTTAATTATAACCCATACTTAAACCTAAAATGAGTGCAGCATCAGACAAATTTGAACAAGACGTGGCAAAAGAAATCAATAAATTGCCGGGTATTAAAGCCTCCAGACCAAAAGTAAGTACCGAATATTCTGATGTTAAGATTGAGTATAAGAATATTAAAACTTGGGTAGAGGTGAAAATGTCGCATACCGATAATTTATCAAACCCAAGAGTTTACTACGAAAAAGGTGAATGGAAAACAACATATAAAACTCCTACGGCAGCAGCAGCGGTAGAAATATTAAACAAATCGGCTGAAGCTAAAAAGTTTATCGATGCTATATCAAAGTATTCTGGTATACCGAAAAAAGATATTAAAATTCCCACTACTAAAAGTGGTTTAAAAGAACCAGGTGCAGTACCACTTCATGTTATGAAATCTTTCTTTGATCAACCTGGAATTAATCGTTATATTGCAAACGATGAAAAACGTGATTTGGGTAAATTAGTAACAGAACATTACACCGAAGGAAAAGCTGAACCCGCATATTACATGCAAGCAGGTGATGATTTCTATAGAGTCTCAAATAAAAATCCTTTGGGGCTTGACGCAAAAATTCCATTACTGAAAGGGTCGGGTGATTTTAAAGTCCGTGTTGCAACCCGTTCAGAATTTTATGAAGTGCAAGCCGAAATCAAAATCAAAGAGATGCCAAAGAGTCCTTTCTCTGTGGCACCAAAAACTAAAAAAGAAAATCCATTTATGGGAATGAAAAAATGAGTTTATCATATGATTTTGACAAAGTATTCAAAGAATACGAAAACTTATCTGATGATTTTGGATTCTCAGCCGTATCTGAAGAAGAATACAATTCTGTAATCAACAAAACAGCAGAAACAGCAGATGATTATAAAACACGTTTGAATGAAGTAGAAAAAATGATTATTCCTTTTCTACAAAAATTATATCAAACTGCTGATAAAGAATACATTTATTGGCCTAATCGAAAACCAGTTATTGAAAAACAAATTGAGAGAATACTCAAATTGACAAGAGGTTAAATGTTAACCATATCAAATTCAGCAGCAAAGAAAATCAAATCAATTATAGATGAAGAAGATTCTACTTTAAAACTTAGAATATTCGTTCAGGGCGGCGGTTGCTCAGGTTTTCAATATGGCTTTACCCTAGAAGAACTCCCACCCCAAGAAGATGATTTGACTTTTGAAAAAGATGGAATACAAGTTATTGTAGATAGTATGAGTATGCAATATATGAATGAAGCAGAAATAGATTATGAAGAAACTTTATTGGGAGCAGAGTTTAAAATTAAAAATCCCAACGTAACCGCTACTTGTGGTTGCGGATCTTCATTCACAATCTAAAATGGCAGATGAAAAAGACGTAAAAAACGAACTTAAAAAATTCAAACCAAAAAAGAAAAAACTAACAGTACCACCAGAATTTCTACAAGAAGCAAATAGTTATGATGACAAACTTATTTTAGTTAAACACTTAACCGAAATGGAAAAAGGAAGAGTGTTACTAATAATGAAATCACTATTGAAAGAAGCCGTTGATAAAAAGAAAAAGGTGTAATGAAGGATATTATACAAAAGGTACTACTGAATTTACCTCAAATTTTACAAACACTACCAAGTGTCATTAAGTATTTACCGATGCTTTTAATCATTGGTGCGATTCTTTTTGGCCTTTACTTCGCCGCATCTAAATATAAAGATCCATACATGTGTTATGATAATGAGATATATGAACAAATCTCTGTCACATCAAATGTCTATAAATTCAAAGGTGGTTATTGCATAAGCGATAAGTGAGGTTATTATGAGTGCAGTGGTAATTATTCCTACAACTGGAGCAGATACAGTAAAACGCTCCATCGAAAGTGTTTTGTCTCAAACCTATCCAACAACGTGTTATGTTGTATGTGATGGAAATCAATTCAAAGGTAAAGTCAAAGTTATTATAGACAATTACCTATCACATAAAAATTTAAAAGTATGCTATCTACCAGATAATGTAGGGGCAAATGGCTTTTATGGCCATAGAGTCTATGCTGCATTCTCTCATTTAGTCAATGAAGATTATGTTTCCTTTCTAGATCAAGATTGTTGGTTTGATGACAACCACATCCAATCTTGTATTGACACAATCAAATCCAAAGATTTAGAATGGACATATTCTCTAAGAAAAATTACAGACAAAGATGGAAACTTCTATTGCAATGATGACTGTGAAAGTCTTGGTAAATGGATAGCATGGACAAATACACACCATATTGATACAAATAGCTATTGCGTTCGCCAAGATATTCTGATAAGATTAGCATCCGTATGGCATGGTGGTTGGGGTCAAGATAGAGTGTTCTTCAATACTATAGCAACCAACTTCAAAAAGTGGGATTGTACAAAGAAATATACAGTAAACTATAGAGTTGATGGTAATGCTGGCTCTGTAACAAAAGGATTCTTTGATCAAGGCAATAAGGTGATGCATGACTTTTATAAAGGAAAACTTCCTTGGCGAGAAGATTGATAGTAGGTAAAACTAGTTTTATTGGTAATGAACTAGCTAAACTAAAAAATTTTGATATTGTTGCATATAGAGATATTCATCACGTTGACTTTTCTCAATATGATGCAGTCATCAATTGTGCATTGAATCCTGTGTTTAAGACTCAAACCTATGATGAAAAAATTGACGTTGATTATGAGATAGCAAAACTTGCATATCAAAACAATTGTCATTATGTGATGATATCAACCAGAAAAGTTTATGGTTCATCATCAGAACTAAAAACATATACAGAAGAAAGTCCTACAAATCCATTTGACTTCTATAGTGAAAATAAATTAATCTGTGAGAATAAAATTCAAAGTGAATTTGGTGATAAAGCAGTTATAGTTAGAGGATCAAATCTTTTTGGTTTTGAGTTGGGTAGACAATCTTTCATGGGTTTCTGCATGGATCAATTGAAGCATAGTGAAAAAATTATATTCTCAATCAGTGACAAAACTAAGAGAGACTTTATTGATGTAACTACATCAGCATGTATGCTAGATAAAATTGCAAGAAGGAAATTGACAGGAATATATAATCTAAGTTCAAATCATGGACTTGAAATAGGTAAAGTAGCAAAGAATCTAATTCGTGGTTATGGTAAAGGTGAGTTTTTATGTACCAGTGATGTTGTTAAAGAACAATTCATTATAGACAATACAAAACTAACTAAAGAACTCAAACTCATCTCCAATTCAATTTATATTACAGGCATTATTGAAGATTTAGGAAAAGAATTATGCAAGATATGATTATTAGTGCCGTATCAGAATATGGATACGACAAATTGAAATATTGGGTGAATTCAATCAAAATGTCTGGCTTCAAAGGCAGAATTGGAGTTATTACATTCAACATCAAAGATGAAACAGTCAATAAACTAAAGTCTGAAGGTGTTGAAGTTTATCTTACTACAGACAAACGAAATGCCAACAACGATGGCTTTTTATTTGCAGAAGGATTGACGTATCAAGTCCCTATGCTCAGACACTATTTTTATTGGGCAGTTTTATCTCAATTAAAAGATATACGATATGTTATTTCTACTGATATCTCCGATGTTGTATTTCAAAGTAATCCGTCAGAGTGGCTTGAACAAAACTTAGGCGACAAAAAATTAAATTATGGATGTGAAGGTCTGAAATATAAAGATGAAGCATGGGGTAATCAAAACATGATGGAATGTTTTCCTCATCTATACAATCATATGAAAGACAGACCAATCTACAATGCTGGCTCAATGGCAGGAGAGTTTAATACATTCAAAGATTACTCACTTGCAGTATCATTGGCAATAAATCACATTCAACATCCAACTCCAGATCAAGCTGGTGTTAATGTTATGTTATCAATAGAGCCATATCTATCTCTTACCAAGTTTAATGATCACGATACGAATTGGGCATGTGAATGTGGTACGACAGTAGACCCGAATAAAATAAACAGCTTCAGACCCTTCCTATTGAGTCCTGAGCCTACTTTTGATGGGGAATATGCTTACACAAGCAAAGGTGAGAGGTATGTAATGGTACACCAATACAATAGAGTACCCGATTGGAAAGAAAAGATTGAAAGAAAATATGGATAATGATATTTCAGTAGTTACCGCATTCTATGATATTGGTAGAGGCAATTTACCGAAAGTGAAACATGGTAGAGAATTGCCATTTTATCAGCATAGAAGTGTAGATACTTATTTTGATTTCTTTAGTAAACTAGCCAAACTTCAAAATGAAATGGTGATTTACACAACACCAAACTTCGAAGATAGAGTTAAAACGATAAGGAAAGATTTAGGTTTAGAAGATTTAACAAAGGTAGTCACTACTGAATCATATCTACCCGAAGGACTCGAAGTTTTAAAAGAAAAAGTTCAGGCAGTTATGGATGATCCTAACTATTACAGCAAGGTAGTCAATCCTCAACTCATTGAATATTGGCATGCCGACTATGTTCTTGTCAATATCTTTAAAGCTGTGTATGCGACTGATGCAATTGAAAAAGGACTAATAACTAATAACCTTACTGCATGGATAGATTTTGGTTATGTACGCAATGATACAACGATACCATCATCTAATCGTTGGAAATATAATTTTGATCATGAAAAAATTCATTTCTTCAATCAATATCCTATTCAATCAGAAAGACCAATAGACAGCATCATTTACACGGGAGATGTTTACATTCAAGGCTGTCATATTGTAGCAGGAACAAAGAAATGGAAGTTACTTAAAGAATTAGTTCTAAAAAACGTAGAAGTATTATTACAAAACAATCTAATTGATGATGACCAAACTCTGCTTCTCATGTCCTATTTGACAAAACAAAGTGAATGTCAATTACATCCTGCTGATCCTAACGATTGGTTTAGAGTGTTTAAAAAATATAATGACCAAGCATGATTAAAATCTATTCACCAAGAATTCATAACCTAGGAGACTTTATGCATTGTCTCCCTGCTTTGTCTGGGTTACACAAAACATTAAAATATAAGTTCTCATTTGTTATTTGTGATAGGCTAGAAAGATTTGTTGGTATAAAAGAACTGCTTCTTCAGCAAGAAATGTTTGGAGAAGTCAAATTCATGCGTGAAGAAACAAAAATTGCAGAAAGATATATTTTATTAGATGATATTGGTGAAGAAAAAAATCATGGTGATAGTCCAATAGCATGTCATAAGTTTTATAATTTCATTAAAGATAATTATAAAATCAATTTTGATATTGATGATGATTTTGAACTATCTGTACCAAATATAGACACCGATTATCATGAAGATAAGTTCATCATCGGTGACAGATGGTCATCAAAAGATGCACCTGACGTTGATGAGAGAAGATATTCAAACTTAATAGAATCAGCAGAAATTGTACCAAAAGAAAAAGCACATTATCTTGACTATAAAAGAGACTTAATATATAATTGCTCTTTGATAAAGAATAATCCCAATCCTTTCATCACAACATTTACAGGTATAGGTATTGTTGCCGACTTAATGAAGAAAGATTGTTATATTCTTTGGGATGAAGATATCCGAAACTGGCAAGGCTGGGGTGTCGAGAATGACTACAAACTACACTACTATCAAAACAGAAATTCAAAACTAGTTTACATAAGAGATTTTAAATTATGATTATTAATGTTCCTTTAGGTGCTTTTGGTGGTCCTCTAAGAAATGGAGACATTGTAGCCGTAGCAAATGTCGTAGAATATCTAAGAAAAGTAGAAGATCCTAATATAAAGTTCCATTTACTTCCAGATTCAATATCCTCGTCTGCATACTGTAAAAAATTTTACGAGTTCATGCTTGAGAATACAAACTATTTTTCTTCAACGGCAGGAGAACAGGTCTTATCTTGGAAAAATATAAGTCTTTGGGATTTCAGAGGACTGTCTGGCGATTTGGTGAGAATTCCAAACAATAAAAAAGTTGAAAAGAAAATAGTTATGTTTCCTCTTTTTAACGCACCATACAACACATATAGAAACTGGCCGAAACATCTGTTTAATAATATAATTGAAAAATTTAAAGGTAGTGCTTATGCAGACTATAGAAAAATAATCTGCACAGAGAACTCTATTGGTCATATTGATGGATGGGAAGAATCTACAGATTTTGTTGCTAATCTAGAACACATAATGACAAGTGAAATATTTTTAGGTGGCGACACTGGAACAAGTCACTTTGCTGGTGCGTTGGAAAGTGGTCCAGGAGAATTGTTATATTTCTATTCCGGTCATGGACTTATTCACACTACTCCTTTTTACTCGACACTAGGAAAAGGAAGAGTAATTCACTATTGGCACAACTTTGAAGATGCTGTTTGGAGTTAATATGAAAATTAAACTATTCAGTCATATGATTGACATTGGATGCGGAAAAGATATCACAGTAGAGCAAACAGAACTACTAGAGAAAACAGGATTGCTTGATGCTGTTGAACATGCATATTTTTTCGCACATTTTGACAAAGATAATTATACTTGGCTAGAAGATAGATGGAAAGATAGAAAGAATGTTGATATACTTTATTATAGTCAGGATTACCAACCATGGTATGAAGCAACTTCAGTAAATTATCTGCAAGAATATTGTCATATGAATGAGGGTGAATATTATGTTTGTTTCATAACACATAAAGGTGCAAGTCATGGACCTGGTGGTCATCAAAACTGGCGTAAGTACATGCAATACTGGAACATAGAAAAATGGAAAGAATGTGTTGCAAAACTTGATGGAGGTTATGATATGTGTGGAGCTGCGTTTCTAAATAATCCTCCGCACCCTTTCTATGCAGGTAACTTCTTTTGGGCAAAAGCATCTTACCTGAGAAGATGTAGAAGGTTGAAAACGCCACCTGAGAATATGTTCAAGCCTCAGTTTGAAGGACAACCACATCATCGTTTCGATTTAGAATGTTGGCATGGTAGCGGTAATCCTAATGCTTACGATTTGCATCCAGGAGAAACTAATCGTTGGTATTTACCACCAGAGACCTATAGAGATGATATCGAAGAAACTTTTATTTACAGAACAGCATGAATGATACCGCAATTATAGTTACCTCTTATTGTGGAGGTAATTTTCAAGAAGAAAAAAGAAAAATGACTAAGACGATATGCAAGATGTTGTCTGAAAAAGGTCATTATGTTATTCTTACAACCCACTCACCGATAGATGCAGACACACAAAACTATTGTGACGTATTCGTTTATGACAAAGACAATAGATTTTCATTTGATGGTATTCCACAGAGAACAACAAATCATGGTGTCGCAGAATTAACTTTGATGAGAAATGCAGTAAACCTAATACCTAAAGGTTTCAAATATTTACTAAAAATGGCATATGATAACAAGCCAGATTTAGATTACCATGATATTATACAGAAATGTAAAGAGACAGGTAAGAAAGCAGTCACAGCAAAATGGGGAAATGATGTTACATTAGGAACTCAAATGTACTTCTCTGAAATTGAATTTTTCAATGAAACATTGTCGATGAATGAGTTGCATCGATGCGAGAAAGACTTGGAATATGTTTGGTATGATTCTGTAAAAGATAAAAATTTACTAGGTCAAGTACATATACTAGACATATACAGAAACTTTTTTGGACATGATGTTCTTCAATATGCTCATGCAGCAGGAACTTCTGTAGATCACTATCCATATGATTAGCATAACTTGTATTGACGCATTAGATTATGTACCAACTATCAAGGCATTGAAAAGTACAATGTCTTGTATTCCTATAAGTAGAGTTTACTGGTTTAGTGATATAAATTTAGAGACTAGTGATTTTCCAGTTACATGGATAAAGATAAAAAGATTTAAAAGATATACTGATGAATATAACTTCATAACATTAAAGTTAGTTCCTCATATTGTTACTGAACCTTATAACATAATCATACACTCTGATGGTTTTGCAGTAAACAAAAGTGCTTGGGATAATGAGTTCTTAAAATACGATTACATTGGTGCAAAATGGAACAACGGCAGAGTTGGTAATGGTGGATTCTGTTTGAGAAGTAGAAAACTATATGATGCATTACTAGATTTAGACGTTAAAAGTAAAACGTCAGACTATTCACAAGAGGTAATCAACAATTCTGAAAATTATGTGTTTGATGCTTATGGTGACAAAGTTATTCCTGAAGATAATATTATCTGCAAGATACATAGAAAAGAACTTGAAGAAAAATATGATATTAAATTTGCAGATGGTGATATAGTAGATAAATTTAGCATTGAGCATAACATGAGTTCACCGTGGCTAGGAAAAAGTTTAGGCTTTCATGGTAAACACGGTATTGCAAAACATTATGGAGTAGAATTATGATTTTAATTACAGGTGGGGCAGGTTTTATTGGTGGTAATTATCTTTGGAATACAGATGAGAAAATCGTTTGTATTGATAATCTAACTTATGCGTCAAATTTAAATTATATTGCACCTCTTACTGACAATGGACGAGTTATATTTTATCATGCAGATATAAAAGATAGTGAAGCAATTAAAACCATTTTCAACAAGCACAAACCAAAATACATAGTTAACTTTGCTGCTGAATCTCATGTTGATAACTCAATCAAAGATTGTCAACCTTTTGTCGATACGAATATTTCAGGTACAATCAATCTCCTACAACACTCAAGAAACTTAGATTCATTAGAAAAATTCATTCATATTTCTACAGATGAAGTATATGGTAGTTTAGAGTTAGATTCTGACGATAGTTTTCATGAAACAACACAGTATCAACCAAACAATCCATATTCTGCGTCGAAAGCAGCAAGTGATCATTTTGTTAGAGCATTTCATAAGACATATGGTGTTCCAGCTATCATAACAAACTGCTCAAACAATTATGGTCCTGGTCAGAATAGTGAGAAGTTTATGCCGACTATTATCAAGAAAGCGGCGAAAGATCAAAAGATACCAGTGTATGGTGATGGACTAAATGTCAGAGATTGGTTGTTTGTTGAAGATCATTGTTATGGTATTAATCTGGTCCTAGAGAAGGGACAGATTGGTGAGAAGTATAATATAGGTGGTGGAACAGAGATACCTAACATTGAACTGGTGAAAATGATTCTAAAGGCTA